TACGTTCACTGCGAGTCCTTCAATATCAAGGCTCGGTACTGATCCATCTTCTTGCCGCGAATGAACTGCGTCACGATCCCGGTTTGCTTGTGCTTAGCCCAAATCGCGGCGCTCGCCTTGCCGACTTCCGGCTCGATATAGACCGGCTCGAATAGGCTTGGAGAGATCTGCTTCTGCCAGACATTGATCCGGCGCATCCGACGAATCCCGCCGTTGTGTACGGTCACAACCCCGTAGCCGAGCGCCTTCCAGAACTCGTTAGCCTCGATGTCGAATCCACAACGCAGCGTGACGGTCGAGGCGCGGCCTTCATTGGCATAAGCCTCCAACACCTGCACCAGCATCGCTCCGTACAGGCGGCGCCGTGCGTCATACTGGATACAGACCTGATGGCACTTAACGTCCCGGCCTTGGGCTCCAGCGTAGATGTACCCGCACGGCTCCCCATTCAGTAGGGCTAGGAACAGACGACCGGCCCGCTGTTCGCGCTCGAAAACTTGGCGCGGATAGAAACTCAGCGCCTCCGCGTTCTTGCGCTGCAATCCGTCCACGAAATCGATCAGGGACGGATGCTCGGTCACAACGGCGAAATCGTCACTCACTCTGAGCAACTCCTGCGCTGACAGAGATCTCGCTAACTTTGAGCCGGCGACGAATGCCAACGCTTCGCATCGTCGGACTGACCCATTCGCCGTATTCGTCCTTGATTGCCAGCACTTGTCCGTCAAATGGATCTCGGATAGTGCCGCCAAAGATCACGCCATCCCACGGTTGCATGTACGGATGAAACTCTCCGTCTTCGTCAAATTGCCCATGGACGCGCATTTTCACTGACGCTCTCCTCGCACTGAAGCTGCTCTGCGTGTTCGCTTGCCTGCCGCGTAGCCGAATAGCCAGCCGTCAATCCACCGCATGTGCCCGAACTCGCCAGAGCGAAACGGATAGAGGTGCGCGCGTCGAAAGGCGCCGCGTGCTCGCTCGTATGGTGTTGGCTTGCGCTTCACTTCGCTGGCCCCTCTGTCGACGAAACAGCGCGCCAAGCTAAGCAAGCCGGCGACCGTACGCGGATATCGCTAGCGCCGCCTCCGGTCCACTTCGCTCTAGCCAATGCGCACTTGTGGTAGTTCTTTCCCATTCGCTTGATGACGTGATGCTCGCAGGTGCCACACGTTTCGCCGGCCGGTCCTGTTCCTGGCGGACGCGCATAGCCGCGCGGAACCGGCTCCTTGCGCTTCGCGTCACTACGTAGCGGCGTCTCACCATTGAACAGGTCTGCGTGATTCATGGTTGTGCTGACCGTAGATCAGTTGCTTCGACAAACTGCGGCACATCAAACAGCACCGTCAGACGGCGCGCGCGCTTACCTTCGCGGCCGTAGCCGTAGTTGTATCGGTCTCTGTAGTCCAAGGTGGTAGCGCCCTCAAGTCTGATGGCGGCGACATTGGTCACGGTGGCGTCACCTGCGATCTTCTGGATCTCAGCGAGCCAATCCATGAGTTCCTTGAGCGTCATATTCACGGCGCACCTGTTCCGTAGTTCGCTGCTCTCTCCGCCCGCCACTTCTCGAGGTCCCGCGTCAGAACGCGCGCCATCGTGGTCCACGTCTGGATGTGCTTGAACACGACGCCCCTCAATTCACGATTGTCGATCGCCGAAACAACCTCTGGATCAGTTGTCTCCACCGTGTCGCCGGTCGTCTCCATGAGCCTACTCCTGGATCAAGCCTGATGAACCGCGTTTCGATGCGGTGTAACTGGCGAGGCGACAGGTAGATGGGTCTCATGCGGCGAGCCCATGCTTGCGCTCGAAGGCCGTGACGCGCTCGAGCGGGTACCAGACACGGCCGAACCGCTTGATGAACTTCGGCCCCTTGTTGACGATGCGCCAGTTCGCGAGAGTGCCTTCGGACATGTCCCACCTCTTGGCGAGTTGGACTGGTGTCAGGTGGCCGGTCAGCGCCTTCATATCACGTCTCCGTCGAAGGTGTCATCCGGGGGCGGCGGTGCCTCGGGCGGCGGGGCCGGAGCGTCCACGACCGCCTGCAAGGCCCGAGGGCGCTTTCGGCCGGCGGGAGCCGCCTCGGTCTGTGTTGGCGGCTGCGTCGCCACCACGGCCTCAGCAGGCTGTGACAGGTCCACATCCGAGTCCTCGTCGTCGTTGAACTCGTACCCCACCATCGGGATGCGCTTCCGCAAGCGGTGGAGCGCCGACTTCTGCTCCATCCGCTCGGTGTCGGTCTTCCACGCGCCAGTCGGATTGCCCTCCTTGTCCTTCTGCTTCGACCGGGACCGGACACGGGCGATGTCGTCCATGTTCATGGCCTCGACGTAGGACCGGCCTTCCTTGGTCTTGCCGGCCGCGAACGCGCCGAGGCGAGCTCCGCGGTCGCCGAAGATCACCGGCTTGTGGCGGACGTGCTGGCCGTCGTCGTCGTTCCAGATCTCCAGCTCGTCCTTCTCGTAGACGCTGACCGCGTAGGCCGAAACACCGGCCTTCGCCATCTCCTTGATGATTCCTTCCGGCATCGGGAGGAACTGGACCTTCTTGACCCACGAACCGTCCGGCATCTTCGTGTTGAAGACGACCAGCGCGCCTTCCTTCTTGTCGGGCAGCAGACCGCGCGCTGCGGCGTGGACGCACGCCTGGTAGAGCGACTGGCGGTCGGCCTCGAGAACTTCAGGAGACGACTGGATCGCCGTCAGCGTGACCTTGGTGAAGCGATCGACGGTGACGTTTGAGGGAAGCACGTCCTTAAAGGACTTCTGCATCCTCTCGTCGGTCAGACCGGCGACGACCATCTGCATCGGTGATGTGTTCATGACGCGAGCTTCCCTTCGTACTCACCGCACCAGTCGGCCTCGTTGATACCAGGCCAAACCGTGACGCTCTGAACATGCATCCCATCCCGGGTCGGCATGGGAACGAGGCTCACCGTTGGGGGATGCCGGCGGCAGATGTGGTTGAGCGACTTGTCGCCGCCAACCATCGTGCCGCTGTACTTGCAGCTATCGCAGTATTTCACGCCGCCTTCTCCTTAGTCGCCTTCTTCGTGTAGATCCGCAGATTCCTGTAGCCGGCCCGCTCGTACCGCTCGATCCATGCCGGCGCCACCATGCCGGCGCTGATCGTGAACCCGTCCACCAGCACCTTCTCCGCGGTGCCGATGCGCTCCAAGAGCTTCGCCTGTACGGTCTTCTTGACCTCCTCGGCGCCTTTCGCTAGCTGAGCGGCGTCGGCGTATTGGGCGCAGAGATCGCGGATCACCGGATCGTCCTGCGCGTCGAGCAGCTTACCCGGCTCCGCGTAGGCGTAGATCTTACGCATGATGCCCGCGTCTTCCGGCAACGTCACGGGCGGGAGCTTGCCCGCTCGGAGGTCGCGCCAGAACTCCCGGCACTTCGCCTCCAGAGACTTGCCAACCTCCTCGTCGCGGTCGCGGATCAGGATGTGCCCCTGATTGCCGGCGACCAGCACGCCGAGCACGCCCCACGAGCGGGCGATGGTGTGAAGTTCCTGCTGAACCTGGATCTCGATGTGCGCGGGCGCCTCGAAGTTGCCCTCGTCGTCCTCGTGCCACTGGTCGCGGAACACGAGGTAATCGACGGTCTTGATCTCAAGGATGCCAGGCCCGTTCGCCTTGTACATGTCCTGCAACACCGGCCCCTTGTGCGGCGTGCCTTCCTTGATGCCGATGATCTCGTAGTCGAACGAGGCGCCCATGCCAGACTCTTCGATCACCGCGTAGGCGTTGAGCGCCCGCACGCTGATGCCGTAGTCGTCGGCGAACTTCTTGGCGACGGGGAGCTGCAGGTACTGTCCCCACTCGCTGCGCTCAGACGCCTCGAACTGCGACGGGATCTTGTCGGACTTGGTGAGCGCGAGCTCGTAGGCCGTGATGTAGCGGCTGGCGCCGAACAGCGCGGCGACCTCGGTGGAGGACACGTACTTGTGCCGCAGCGCGAGCCATTCCTCGCGGGTCTTGGGGTGGTGGAGCATTACCGCGGCCTCCCCTCTTCCCGAGCGATCCGCGCGCACTCCTGACGGTTGTACGCTTCCTGCCGCGCCTCGTCGCCGTAGCCTTCCTCGTCAAGCTGGCAGAGGCGGTCGTACTCGGCGGCGCGGCGCTCGGCCTCGTAGTTGCGCGCGATCGCCTTCGCGATGGCGAACAGGTCGGTGCATCCGGTGTAGTCTGGCATGGTCGTGGCCCTCTGTTGTGTTCTCGACGGAGAGAGGCTAGTCTCCCGTTCCAGTGATGTCAAGTGGCACCCGATGATAACCCTCCGACCCTACCAGACAGCGGCAGTTGACAAACTCCGAGAAGCCTATAAATCAGGCTCCAAGTCACCGCTTCTGGTGCTGCCGACGGGCGGCGGGAAGACCGTCATTTTCTGCGATGTCACCGCGCGCCACGTCGAGAAAGGCGGGCGCGTCGCGATTCTGGTGCATCGCGTCGAGCTGGTCGAGCAGGTAGTGAAAGCCCTGACCGACGTAGGCATAGAGCCGGGGGTGGTTAGCCCTGAGTATGACTGGCGACCGCGGCGAGCCGTGCAAGTCTGCTCAGTCGCTACCCTCTACAACAGGTTGACACGGATGCCGCCGCCGACACTAGCGGTGGTAGACGAGGCCCACCACGCCATCAGGAAGACCCGCTGGGGCAAGATCCTCACCGTCTGGGGCCGCGCGCACCGCCTCGGCGTCACAGCGACGCCGATCCGCTTGTCGGGCGAGGGCCTAGGGGATATGTTCGACAGCCTGATCGTCGGGCCTTCTACATCCGAACTCATCGAGCTTGGCGCACTCGCGCCGGTAACTGTCTATGCTCCCAAGCAACCTGACCTCTCTGGGCTTAAGCGAAGAATGGGTGACTTCGTACCAGCAGAACTTGCTGCGGCGATTGATCGACCAACTATCACAGGGGACGCCCTTGAACACTACCAACGACTCGCCCGGGGAAAACAAGCCGTCGTCTTCTGCGTCTCCGTCGAGCACGCACGGCACGTCGCCCAACAGTTCATGGGAGCGGGCCATACAGCACTACATATCGACGGGGGAACTCACCGAGACCTCCGCGCCCGAATCATCCGTGACTTCCATCAGCGCACCATCCAGGTACTCACAAGCTGCGACCTCATCTCCGAGGGTTTTGACTGTCCCGGCATCGAAGTTGGGATCTCTCTACGACCAACTGCGTCTCTTGCGCTCTACTTGCAGCAGGTTGGTCGTTGTCTTAGACCGTCAGAAGGAAAGACTCGCGCGCTACTCCTCGATCATGCCGGAAATGTCCATCGGCATGGACTGCCTACTGAACATCGCGAGTGGTCTCTCGCAGGCACTCGCGACAGTGGAAGAACTGCAACTGAGCGCGACAGTACCGCCGCCGTCCGAATCTGCCCGCGTTGCTTCGCTGCTTCAAGAGCTGGCAGTAGTACGTGCGGCGCTTGCCAACGCCCATTCCCCGTCGAAGCCCGCAAAGTCGCTCATAAGAAAGGCGAGCTCGAGGAGATTGATCCGCGAGCTAGAGAGGCGCGCAGAGAACAGGGCCAGGCGCGAGGACTCGAAGCGCTGATCGAGCTCGGTAAGATCCGTGGATACCGTAACGCGCGCGTCTGGGCGGAACACGTCTGGGCAGCGCGCCAGAAAAAGAGGCAGGCATGACCTACAAAAGCGAAGCCGAACTGCTCGCCGACATCCGCATCGAACTCGGCACGCGCGACGACGTGCGCCTCTTCCGCAATAGCGTCGGGATGCTCAAGGACAAGCAAGGCCGCGCTGTGTTCTACGGTCTCTGCAAGGGCTCAAGCGACCTGATCGGCTGGCGCTCGCTGGTCGTCACTCCCGACATGGTAGGCAAGCGCATAGCGCAGTTCGTGGCGATCGAGACCAAGGCACAGCGCGGCGTGATGTCGGCGCGTCAGACGCGGTTCGTTGAGACCGTCAACGAGCACGGCGGGCGCGCTGGGCGCGCTCGTTCGATATGGGATGCGTACGACATCCTTGACATTTACCCGTTCGGTGGAGAAGACCATGAGTGAGCCACTGCCTCATACATTCATCCAATGGAAGGGCACCGACCTTTGCATGGATCTCTATTGCAAATGTGGCGGCGGCGCACACATCGACGGTTTTTTTCAGTATCGCGTGCAATGTGAGGATTGCGGACAGTGTTACGAGTTAGGAACATCTGTGACGCTGACGCCTGTTGCTGATCTCAACTGGGAAGATGCTTTGAATCCAGACGAGCGGCCATGACCATCATCGACGACCCCTACTACAACCAAGCTCTGTCGGAGCAGCTAATGGACTTCCCCGCGCTCGCCCAGATCCTCCTGTCCAATGCCGAGATGCACGTCAGTAGGTGGCTTCCCAAGGGCAAGCGCGAGGGCAAGGAATGGCGCGCGGGCGGGCTCAATGGCTCCGCGGGCAAGTCCTTCGGCATTAACCTCGAGACCGGCATGTGGGCCGACTTCGCGACCGGCGACAAGGGCGGCGACCTGATCTCCCTCTACGCCGCGATCCACGGCATTACCCAGGCCGAGGCGTTCAAGGAGCTGGATCAGGACACAGGCCGGTCGTCAAGCGGCAGTTTCGATACACGGGTAGCGGTATCCCGCGCCGCCGACAAGAAAGCCGGCCGCCCGCCGTCACCGCCCGTCATCCTCCCACCGGAGGACGCCCCACTCACCCCCATCACGTTCAAGCACCCGAAGCACGGACTCCCGTCCCACGTCTACGCCTACCGCAATCGCGACAGCCGCCTGCTGATGGTCGTCTGCCGCTACGAGCCCGATGCGGACGGCAAGACCTTCTGCCCGTGGACCTGGCACCCCGGCACTGAGGGCAAGGGCGGCTATTGGCAGATGAAGGGCGGCCCCTCCCCAGCGCCCCTCTACAACCTCCCGTCCCTCGCCCTGCCCGGCCGCGTGATCGTGGTCGAGGGCGAGAAGGCCGCCCATGCTGCAATGCGGTATTTCCCGCGGCAGCCGGTCGTGACCTGGCAGGGCGGCGTCGCGCGCGTCATGCGCGCCGAGTGGCGCCCGCTTGAGAAGCGCGACGTGATCCTCTGGCCCGACAACGACCAGCCAGGCCACGAGGCTATGGCGCGGCTCGCCGAGCACCTGATCAACGATTGGGCCTGCAAGGTCTGGCGCCTCAGGGTGGACGACTGCCCGCCCAAGGCCGACGCCGCGGACCTGACGATCCCCGTGACCGAGGCGGGGAAGTGGGCGAAGCCGCGTATCGAGGAGGTCGGCCGTATCCCCCTCATCCCGCCGTCCCACGAGCTCGCCATGAGGCGCGAGACGCCCCCGGAGGACGATGGGGTAACGGTCATCACCGAGGGCGCGATCGGCTCTCAGGCCGCCTTGTGGACCGAATGGGGGCTCACACAATCGAACCGCGGCCCGCATGAGAACCTGGACAACGCGGTCCGCATCTTTGACCGCTCCCCGCAGTACCGGCCTTGGTATGATGAGTTCCTGAACCGGGTCCTCTGGATACCGCCGGGCGAGAACCGCCCCCGGGAATGGGCCGACACGGACGACTTCGCGGCCACGATCTACATGCAGCGGGACATCGGGATACCTCGGATGCAGACCCGCATCGTCAGGGACGCCGCGATGACCTTCGCGCGCGAGAACAAGCGCAACGTCCTGACCGAGTGGCTGCACAGTCTCCTATGGGACGGCAAGCCCAGGTGCGAGCGGTTCCTGCCCACGGTATTCGGGACGCCTTCGGACGCCTATCACTTCGCGGTCGGCTCCCGGTTCCTGCGGTCTATGGTCGCTCGAGCAACGCGGCCAGGCTGCCAGCAAGATCATGTCATGGTTCTTGAGGGGTTGCAGGGGCTCGGCAAGTCTTCGGCGCTGCGGGCTCTGGCCGAGCCATACTTCTCCGAGGTCCACGAGACCATCGGGACCCTTCGCTGGCAGGAGGCCATACAGGGCCTGTGGCTGGTCGAGATCTCCGAGCTTAACGGGATGCGCGCGGCCGACATCGAGCGCATCAAGGGCGCGATCAGCAACCGCCACGACCGGTTCCGCCCCGCCTACGGGCGCTCGGTCCTGTCCGCGCCACGGCGTCAGGTGCTCGCCGGGACGACAAACAGCGATGAATGGCTCAGCGACCCGACCGGCGGGCGCCGGTTCTGGCCGGTGCGCTGCACGATGGCGGACCTTGACTATATCGCCGCGAACCGGGACCAGCTCTTTGCAGAGGCCCTGCACGACATCCAAGAGGGCGGGGACTGGTACCAGGTCCCCGAGGGCGAGGCCCGGCGGCATCAGGAAGAAAGGCGGGAAGAAGACCCGCTCGAGTCGCGCATTCTGGAGTTCGTCAAGTTCCGCGAATACGTGCATACCGCCGACGTGCTGGCCGCGCTCGAGTTCCCCGCGACCCAGATGACACGCTCGGCGCAGATGCGGGTGGCGTCGGTGCTGCGCGCTAACGGGTGGTCGCGTACCGTGCGCGAAGGTGCCAAGGCATACCGGCGTCCACCTGGACAAAAAGAAACCCCGGCGCCGTCGACTGTAGCCGACAGCACCGAGGCTTTAGGGGATCACCCCGACCATGAAAGCGACGACCCGCTTGTATTTTAGACCCCCGCGAACCGCTCCGCTACCATCGCGTTGAATCGGACTCTGCTGGCGGCCCTCGCGGCGGCCCACGCGGCGTCCCTAGCGGCGGCACTCTCGGCGGCCCTCGCGGCGGCCCTTGCGGCGGCCCTTGCGGCGGCACTCTCGGCGGCACTCGCGGTGGCACTCGCGGCGGCCCTCGCGGCGTCCCTCGCGGCGTCCCTCTCGGCGGCACTCGCGGTGGCACTCGCGGCGGCCCTCGCGGCGGCCCACGCGGCGTCCCTCTCGGCGGCACTCGCGGTGGCACTCGCGGTGGCCCACGCGGCGGCCCTCGCGGCGGCACTCGCGGTGGCCCACGCGGCGGCCCTTGCGGCGGCACTCGCGGCGGCACTCTCGGCGGCACTCGCGGCGGCACTCGCGGTGGCCCACGCGGCGTCCCTCTCGGCGGCACTCGCGGTGGCACTCGCGGCGGCACTCGCGGCGGCCCTCGCGGCGGCCCTTGCGGCGGCCCTTGCGGCGGCACTCGCGGTGGCCCGGATCTTCTCATCTCCGGTCGTTAGATACTCGCGGACGATTGCGGGCATGTCCCACAGATGCGCGACGGTCAGAGCGTCGGCCCTCGCGAACGCTCGCAGCATGTCCTCGGCATCGAACCGCGCGATGATGCGGCGGCGAGTGCAAACGAGCTTGTCATCGCCTTCGATAACTGTCCCATCGCACTCGACCAAGCAAAGCGTATTGCCCGGTGCGTATTGCAGCGCGTCGAACGGGTCGCGGCTGGCGTGCAGCCCGCGCTTGCACATGACGGGCTCGCCGTCGAAAGTGAGCCATTCGCCATCCGGCGGTACGGCGCTGCCGTCGCGCAGTGTTGCGCCGACGAAATGATAAGCACGAATCATAGTAAGGCCCCTTGTGTCACAGAGTTAATAGATCGGCGCCCATAGTAGCCACCCCAGCATCATGCCGGCGATCCCGCCCGCGCAGAGGGCGGGGATGACCTCATCCCAGTCTATTGCGTTCACAGTACCCCTAGGATGACGCAAGCGGCATAGGCGAAGATGCCGGCAACGATCAGGGGCAGCAGCGCGAGGCCCGCAGCATCGAAGCGGCGTTGCTGTCTGGCGCGGTTCGTGCGGATCTCCCACGGCAGGTAGTTGTCGGTTCCGGTGTCGTCGTCGTTACGCATGACGCATCTCCGCAGCCAGCATCCGCCGGCAGTGTTTGCAGGTTACTAACTCGGTTGGGCCGTTGGTGCGGAGCCGCGCTTTGTCCAGGTCAAGCAGCGGCGCGCGCGAGTAGCACAGCGGGAACGATATCCCGGCATTGACAAACAGTAGCACGGACCTCGCGTGTATCTTAGTCACGGCGTCCTCTCCCCGCGGCCGATCGCGCCGCGCGCCTCGAAGTCCACTACATCCGCCATCCGGTAGCGCACCACGCCCCCGAGCTTGACGGCCACGGGGCCCTTCCCCTTACTGCGCCAGGCTAGCAGCGTCGCGGGTTTCAGGGACCATCGCGCGGCGAGTTCGCGCGTGGTGAGGTATTGCGGGGAGGTCATGCGGCCCCCTTGCGGCGCTCGTTATAGACGTGCAGGGCCGCGCAGCAGAAACAACGACCACATCCGCAGATGCGACCCGTTGCCGCGTGCGGGCTATACAGGGCCGCGAGTCCCTTTTCATCCGCCAGCCGGTTAGCGTGCCAAAGCTGATTTTCCCACGTCGGTTCGCGGTGCTGATTGGTATTCATGATCTATCCCTTGTGTTAGGTCAATCAACGAGGATCTTTGAGTCTGTACGCGCGCCCGCATTCCATGTCGCCGCGAACGTCGATCGTCCACAGGCAGCCATCCGGCCCGCGAAAGCGTGCCGTTGTTCGCGGGTAGTACCCGCCGAATCCGTTCATGCGACTGCGCGTAATATTGAACGCTTTGAACCTGAGCGAACCAGGCCAGTTAGTCACCTCCCCGTTGCTCAGGTACAGCGTCAACGTCTCTCCGCGATTCATCCGGTACTTGTCGCACTCGGCGCAGCACGCATAGCAGATGCGCCGCTCGGCGCCGGTATGCACTCGCAGGGAAGCGTAACCCGTACCGCCAGATTCGCCGGCAGCCGGCGGCGTGTAGTCGTGTCCACAGTCCAGAGTAGTCATGACGCAAACCCTCCCAGCCGCGCCAGCGCGCGGCCAATGACCCAGCCACCAATGATGCAAGCCACGATGACCAGGCTCATGCCGTCACCGCGCACAGTCCCGCCGGCTGGCAGCCGCCGAGTGTGTCCGCATCAACAGCGCCATACTCCAGAGCGAATACCGGCATACGCGAATGCCGCTCGAGCACGACGACGTTATAGCCGTCGTCTTCAATCGCGCAGCGTCCCGCGCTGTCGGCTCTCAGATACCCTTCGGCACGGAACCACGCCAACAAGCGACGCGGCGTGTAGTTGCAAACGTCGATCGGTGCGCGGCCTACGTCAAACCAATTATTCCAGGTCCATCCGCCTTCGGAATCGCGCCATGCGTCAATCGACAGCACGCGCACAGTCTTTTCTGTCGTCATGGTCTTAACCTCTCTCGTTATCGGTGTATATCAATCAACGTCGCCTAGTATCGTCATCGCTCAATACACGTCTATTAGTACTTATACGTATGTCTATCTATACAGGAACGTCTATAGAGCATCAGGTGGTTAAATCAATGACTTACTTTAACCATGCCCTACCTCTATCTACAGGTGGTATAGGGTAAGTGTATGTATACCCTGCTATGTCTACCACCCCACCTATATACGCACATGGCCCGCCTGAGTCGCTACCCGTGCATAACTTTTATGCAGCGTGCATATTATTTCGTGTAGAGTTTGCGGAAATAGGTGGTAAAGGTGGTTAGGTGGTTTTTCCCGTGGCTCGTCATGGGCTTGCCTAGTACCACTGTCACAATCGAGGTGGTAGGTGGTACGTCGCTTTTTGGTAAATGCGGACTATTTGGAACAGTGACGCGCGCAAGTCTTTGATATTTGCTTGCCCTGTAAGGGTGCGTAAGGCTAATGCTTAGATGCGTCGCAACATGGGGCGCTGGGCCTCATGGGCCATGCTGACAGGCCGCCTAGCCGGCTCGGATCGCGCGTGTCTGAGGGCGGCGCGGCGCCGGATCGGAGTTCCCAGCTACCGCCGCTCGGCGCGACCGCCGTGCGATCCGAGGAGGGGGGCTCGCGGCTCGATGGGCCGCCGCCGCGGCTTGGGCTTTGGCCTCACCTTGATCTCCCCCCAACCCGGAAACGGGTGTTCCCCCAAAAAAATTCGTGTCCGTGTTATAAGTCAAGCATGTCCCGCAAGGTCGATGGTTTGAAGCTCGAGTGCACGCGGTGTCACGTGATGAAGGCGCGTGGTCAGTTTGCGGTGAGGGAGTCTAGGACTGGGAGGGGGGTGCAGAGGGATTCGTGGTGTCGGGAGTGTCGGGCGCCGGTGAACGCTGCGGCGGCGCATCGGAGACGCGAGCGTGCGATCGGCAGGGGCACGTTCATTGCGGGTGACATTCGGAGGTTGTGGGAGGTGCAGTACGGGTTGTGTCACTGGTGTCAGAAGTCACTGGCGTTCAGTGGGTATCATGTGGATCATGTGGTGCCGTTGGTGCGTGGTGGTGCCAACGGCCGACAGAATCTGGTGTTGGCGTGTCCGACGTGCAACTTGACGCGCAAGGGTGGCCGTTGAAGCGCGGTGAAAGAGACCGCATACCTGAGTGGTTTGATCCTGAGGTGCAGAGTGGTGCGCCTGGGTGGCGGGAGAGGGCGTTGAGGGCGCGGTTGGAGGGGGTGTTGTTGATGGTGGAGGTGTTGGGGAGTAGGGTGGCGGCATTGGAGGCGCAGGCAGAAGGAGGACGACGTGGGAGAGTCAACGGGGGCCGATCAGTTCAACGTGGAGGTACGCGAGGTGTCGTGGGAGCAGCCGGCCGTGGTGGTGGACGCGACACCGCCGGTAGTCGATCACGAGGTCGTGGCGGACGCGGGGCCGGTGGTGATTGACGTGCCGGTGGCCGAGATGTCCATCGTGGGGATGCCGGGGACGCAGGAGGTGACGACGTGAGCACTCCGCAGGATCAGTTGAACGCGTTGAGGGACCAGGCTGCCGCGGCGGCCAGGGCGGACGTGGCGAAGGCCGAGGCGTGGTTCAAGCGCTGGTACTACCAGGTGTCGATCGGTGCGGCGCTGGGTGCGCTTCTGGGGCACGTGCTGTGGCGGTGAGGAAGCGGGCGCGGCGTATGGTGCGTCGTGACAAGGACCGGAGGCAGTGATGGCGCGTGAGCCGGGGAAGGAGAGGGACACGGACTATGACGTGAGCCGGTTGCTGACGAAGCACGAGCTCAAGAGGTTCGACCCGCGGCGCAAGGACCACATTGCGGTGCTCGAGGCGCGGCAGCAGGAGCGGGAGCGGCGGCAGGCGGCGGGTATCCCGGTGCCGGAGAGGGAGGATGACCTTCCTCCCAGTCGTCACAGACCGCGGTGAAGATCTGGGAGTTGCGTGTGACGCTCGAAGACGGTCGCACGGCGGCATGTCCTGTGCTGTTGAACTTCGACCCCAAGGACTTCAGCCGTGAGGGGTTCGCGGCTGTCGTCCCTTTGGCGGCACTCATCAAGGACCGGATGTACGACTCGTATCTGGTTCTCAACGACTTCGTGACACCTCCGCCTGAATTGCCGAAGGAACTGGAGGACGTTTGAAGTTCCCGCTCGCTCACTTCCTGAAGTTCTGCCGCGCGCTACGCGTGGACACCAAAGAATCAAACGTGATTCGACTCGGCGACCACCTCTTGGGAACCCAACAGTGGGCACTCAAGGAAATTGTCAAAGGTCTGGAACAGGGGCAACACGAATTTGTGATCCTGAAGTGCAGGCAAATCGGGATCTCAACCCTGATGCTGGCGCTCGACCTCTACTGGCTGTTCAGCCACCGTGGCATGACCGGCGCACTGGTGACGCATGACGAGCCTGCAAGAGATCAGTTCCGCGCTACGCTCCAGATGTACTACGACGGTCTGGAGCCCGATTGGAAGCAGCCCGTCGTGCAGAACAACCGCAACCAGTTGGTACTCCGTACGGGTACCAGGATGTCCTACCGTGTGGCTGGTACGCGAGGCAAGGGTGGCGGGAGTCTCGGTCGTTCTGCTGCACTTTCGTTCCTTCACGCGACTGAGATGGCCTTCTGGGGAGACCCTGAGGGGCTATCGTCACTGAGGTCGTCGCTCGCGGAGAAGAACCCCTCGCGTCTGTACGTGTGGGAGTCCACGGCCAACGGCTTCAACCACTGGTTCGACATGTGGTCGGACTCGAAGACGTCGGTGACGCAGCGGCCGATCTTCGTGTCGTGGTGGGCGAACGAGATGTACCGGGCGGACCGCGGCGGGCCAGTGTGGAACTCGTACTGGGGACGCACTGGGCGTCCGACCCAGGTCGAGAAGACGTGGGCGCGCGAGGTCCACAAGCTCTACGACGTGCGCATAGACGACGAGCAGTTCGCCTGGTACCGCTGGCTCGCCGCGGAGAAGGTCACGGACGAGATGGACCGGATGCAGGAGTTCCCGCACACCGAGTACGATGCGTTCATCTCGTCGGGGAGCCAGTTCTTCGCGGCGACCGCGATGGGTGAGGCGGTCAAGAGGACGCGCAAGACCGAGGGGACGTGCTACCGACTGCAGACGGGGAGCGATGTCAGGCAGACGAACCTGATGCTGCTGACGGCGCCTGGGGCCAAGAAGTCGGCGAACCTGTGGGTGTATGAAGAACCTGATCCGGCTGGTGTCTACGTGGTGGGGGCTGATCCGTCCTACGGCTCGAGCGAGAACGCAGACCGCTCTGTCGCTTCGGTATGGCGTTGCTACGGGGACCGGATCGTACAGGTCGCCGAGTTCGTGGACGCGGCCATCCCGACGTACGCCTTCGCGTGGGTGATCGCGTACCTCGCCGGCGCGTACGGCTCGCGCGGCAACGGCGGCGGGTCTTCGATGCTGAACCTCGAGGTCAACGGCCCCGGCACCGCGGTGCTGAACGAGCTGCAGAACATGAAGAAGCAGCGCTACCAGGAGGCCGCGCGCGGCGACCGCTCGCTCATGGACGTGATGGGGAACATGTCGGATTACCTCTATCGCAAGTACGACTCGATCTACGGGTCGATGTCGGCGCTGCACACGGTCACGACGTTCCAGATGAAGGAGCGGATGATGAACGTGTTTCGAGACTACTTTGAGCGCGGGATGCTGATACCGAGGAGCAACGAGCTGGTCGAGGAGATGAAGTCTGTCGTGCGTGACGAGGGCTCGGCGCCCGCGGCACCGGCAGGCAAGCACGACGACAGGGTGATCGCGGCGTGCCTCGCGACGCTCGCCTACAACGACTCGATCAGGCAGCAACTCATCACGCGCGGGTTCAACTACGACTACGTGCATCGCGAGGTCGTGGAGCCGATGCAGGAGCCGATAGCGCGCTCGGTGCAGAGGTTCATGAAGGAGATCGGGTACCTCGAGGACGTGCGGGTGCAGAAGAAGAACACCGGGGTTGGGCGCTACCGGGGCAAGGGTTTGCACTAGGGCGGCGGTTGGTGTAAAACGCCGGCATGGCAGTCCTGAACGACTACGTCTGTTCCGCACACGGCCCGTTCGAGGCCAAGTCGGACCGCTGCCCCCACTGCAAGCACAATCGCTTCGTCAAGATCCAGTTCCTCAAGGCGCCGTCGTTCACGAGCGCGCGGACGAAGAACTCCGACCGCGTGGTCAAGCAGCTTGCGATGGACTACCGCATGACGGATGTCCGCAACGACAAGCACGGCGGCTCCGTGATGGACGCGATGAGGAAGGGCAACCGCCTGCCGGCGATGGCCCCCGGCCAGGTCATGCAGAACTACCGGCAGAACCCGACGAGGGAGAGCGCGTGGCTGGGGTCGGCGGCGCCCGGTGCATTCGGCGGCATCGGCGGCAACGCGCTCAAGCAGGTGCCGATTGGCAGGCCCGCACCGCAGTACGTCGCGCGCGACGCGGGTGAGTACAGGAAGTGAAGATCCCGACAGATCCTGCGGCGAAACTCGCGCTGTACAGCGATCTGGTCCAGAAGTGTTCAGCGTCCCGCGACAACCGCGCGCTGGACTACGAGAAGTGGCGCCTCTGGTACCTCTTCGGTTCCGACGGCGGCAAGCCCGCCAAGTTCAACAAGATCTACCCGCACATCGACCAGCTTACGTCGTTCATGTACTCGCAGGAGACGACGAAGTTCGCGGTGAATCCGGGGCCTAGCGTTTCCGATCTGCAACTCCCCAAGGTGCCGATCGTAAACCGGGCGGTATTGAGCGAATGGCACGCCAGCAATGGCGACATCATCTTCGGCCACGCGCTGACGTGGTCGTTCGTCTACGGCTCGATGTTCGTGAAGACGCGCTGGCACGGCAAGGCGGTGGAGCCATACGTCGTATACCCGCACGATGTCGGCGTGCTTCGCGAGGACATCCCGATGCTGTCGCGCCAGGAGGCATTCTGCCACTGGTACTTCGTGTCGAAGTCGCAGCTAGAGTACGAACTCACCGTCACTGAGCATCCGCGCGCGAACGAGATCCTTGCGAAAGCGCTCACCCGCCAGCTTCCGGAGCGCGGCGGCGGCATGGGCGCCAAGCAGGTAGAGATCACCGGCATCCAGCCAGTCCTTCAGGGGCAGGCGAACATGTGGCCCGCGGGCTCTGCGAACTACAAGGCGGTCGTCAACGACGACATGGTCGAGCTTTGCGAACTCTACGTCTGGGACGACGACAAGGCAGACTACCGGCTCGCGACGTGTGCCGATCCGGACATCGTGGTCTATGACCGCGAGATGGACCGGATCTTCCTGAAGGGCGAGTACCCGCTGATCCAGGTGTGCCCGAACCCGTCGCCGGATTACTTCTGGGGGTACTCCGAGACCGAGCGGCTGATGCCGCTGCAGAAGCTGCGCGAAGAGCGCATGGACCAGATCACGCACATCCTCGACAAGCAGGCCAACCCGCCGAAGTGGATGGCCGGATTCAACGGTGTCGTGGACGAGATGATGCTCGCGCTGGACACCCCGGGCGGCGGTGTCAACTCCGACAACCCAGGCGCGAAGGCCGAGCAGATGGCTCCGAACGTACCGGAGGATCTGTTCAAGGAAGTGGCCGAGATCGACAAGATGTTCGAGGAGATGTCGGGCATCACGAACGTCATGCAGGGACGAGGCGAGCAGGGCGTGCGCTCCCAAGCCCACGCGGGCCAACTCGCTCAGCTCGGCTCGTCCCGTGCAAAGAAGCGAGCGCTGATCGTTGAGGACTCGCTGGAGTTCATGGCGACGATGTACCTCAAGATCATGAGGAAATTCGATGATCGTCGCTATCGCGGTGAGGACGGTCTCGAGTTCGTCATGGAGCAGTTCACAGACGATTTCGTGGTCAAGGTGGACTCGCATTCCAACTCGCCGCTGTTCAACGAGAACCAGAACGCGCTCGTGTTCGAGCTCTTGAAGGCCGGCGCGATCGACCTCGAGGAAACCCTCATGCTGGTCGATGTCCCGATGCGCGAGTTGCTGTTGCACAACTTGAAGACTAAGATCCTGCCTCAGCGAGCCAAGCAGGCGCAGCAAGAGCAGGCGACACAGGCCGCGCACGCACAGGCTCAGGGGAAGAATGTCAGTCAAATGCCCAAGAGAGGTTGACATGTCCCGGCACGGTCATCGCAAGTCCAAGCGAAAGACGAAGAGGTAGACATGCAGACTCCTCGTCCTGGTGGTCCGATGAGAGGTCCGATGCGGATTCCGGCAGCGCCGCGGAAGGGGGTTCGCCCTCCGATGCGACGGCCGTCGAGATGATTCAAGCAGGGGGCGTCCGAACGAAGGAGAGCCACATGGCCCGTCGCAGCAAGCGCCACAAGTAAGTCGGCGGTCGGTCGCATCGCCCTAAACGGGTGATCCGGTCTCCACCGTACCCACCGGCCGCCGGGGTAACAGCCGGCGGCTTTTTGACAGGTCGTCCATTTTCGCGTACATAGGCGTCTCATGGCAGCAAGTCCTGAAGTGATGTCGGCCCTGAAGGGTGGCGGTGGCCCCCCGACGACTGGCCCGACTGACGCAGGCCCTGCCCCGGGACCGATGATGACCCCGCAGAAAGCCGGTGGTCACACAGCAGGCGCGAAAGCCGCTGTCATGGTCGCGATGAAGGTCATGGAGCAATCGCTTCCCGCCTTCGGAGCCACCACTGAGGAGGGCAAAGCCGTCCTCAACGCCATCAAGGCGATCGCCAAGGTCTTTGGCGAACAGGAATCCAAGGACAAGGAGCTGATGCCGGCCGAAATCCAGCAGCTTCTGTCCGGTCTCGCAGGGCCCGGCGCTCCCAGTGCCGGCCAGCCCGGTCCCCCTCCCGGTGGTCCGCCTCCCGGCGGCGCCCCGCCCCCGATGTAACCAGAGGACACGACAATGGTTGATGGCAACAGGCTCTTTTACCCGACTGTCACCAAGGTCCGCGGCCCGCAGGACGGGGCGAAGATCGGCAACATCATCAACCCGCCGCGTTACGCGCAGTTGGGTGGCCTGTCGAACCCGAACAAGCCGGGCCTGCGTGACAACGTGAAGTGGTTTGGCATCGAGAAGCCGGGCGCGAGCACGCGCCGCGTGCCGTTCTCCGGCGGCCAGACGAACCACAAGTGACAGTGAGGGGGCCGCGTCATGTCTGACCTCGAAAACCTGTCCGAAGAGGAGCGCAACCGGCTTGCGCTCTTCGCCAATCGGCTGCTGTCCGATCCTGTCGCGTCCAAGGACGTGAGACGCATCGCGAAGAAGCTCGACCCGAAGTTCCAGGCGCCTGACATCGACCTTGACGACCGCATCGAGGCGGTGCGCGAGGAAGAGGCCAAGAAGCGCAAGGAGATCGAGGACCGGATGATCGCCGCGGAGCTCGAGCGCAAGCGCGAGCGCGAGCACCAGTTGTGCCGCGAGGCTGGCGAGGACCCCGAGTACATCGAGAAGATCATGACGGACCAGCGCATCGGCTCGTACGAGACCGCGCGCAAGATCGCCAAGCTCGAGAAGCAGACCGCGACGCCGACTGCGCCGCGTGATCGCGCAGCCATCCTGCCGGGCGGCGAGGACGCGAAGGCACTGTGGAAGAACCCGCGCAAGTGGGCTCAGGACCAGGCGTTCGCATTCATCAACGAACACAAGCGAAACGGTTGAAGATACGGACGCGGTGAGAGGGCCACCGCGAACTTACAGGAAACTCGGAGACATCAATGCCCATCACCAGCGGAATCATGCCGGGACAACCACAGCTTGCCGAATTATCCGCATTGACTCGTCGCGCGTTCGTGCCGAAGCTCGTCGTCCAGATCTACAACACGTCGCCGCTTCTCGCCGCGGCGCTCGCCGATGCCCAGACGGCATCCGGCGGTGTGAGCTCGATCTCTGTCCCGGTGCAGGGCCAGCCTTTCGTCAACACCCAGTGGACTGGGTACGATGGCTCGTTCAACCAGCCGGGGCAGCAGCAGGGCGCGTCGCTCGCCGAGTTCAACCTCAAGGCGGTCGTGACGCCGATCCCGTTCCTCGGCATGGAAGGTGCGGTGCAGCTTGACCACGCGATCGTGCCGATCATCGAAGCGCGCATGAACGACGCGGGCAACTCGATGACGGACGCGCTGTCGCAGGCGATGTACAACAACAGCACGAACACGCAGCAGTTGATCGGCCTGCCGGGTGCGGTGGACGACTCAACGAACGCGGCGACGTACGGCAACATCAACCGCGTGGCGAACACGTGGTGGCAGTCGCGCGTGTACGCGGCTGGCTCGGTTGCCCCGACGCGCCAGAAGATCTTTCAGTACATCGCCGGCACGAACCGCAACGGTGCCGAGATGCCGACATTCGGTGTCTGCGGCTTCGGGACGTTCGCCTCACTCAGCAACGACTTCATCGGCGTCGTCGGCTCGGCCGGCGGCGAGATCTACAACATCGGCCCGGGCAGCGCATTCGACAGCGACGGTGATCGTCCGCGCTCCGCATTCCGCGCGCTCGACGTGGCCGGTGTGCCGATCTACGCCGATCCCTACTGCCCGGAAGGCACGGTGTATCTCATCAATACGAACTACCTCAATCTGTACGTACACGAGATGGCAGCCTTCGCCTTTTCGGGCTTTGAATCCCTCATCTCTAACTACCAGATCGGGTACGTCGGAGTGGTGCTGACGCTCTGCGAGTTGGTGCTGACGAAGCCGAAGACTTGCAGTCGCATCGGTGGCTTCACGTTCCTCACCCTGTAAGGAGCAGCCACCATGTCAATCCTCAAGATTACCAACACCGCGCTCGACTTCCAGACCGAGCAGACGATCACGCAGTTCACGATCCCTGCGGGTGCCGGCGCGACGTTCGCCTCTTCCAACAACATCAACACGATCACGTTCAACGCGGCGCATGGCCTCACCATGACGCCTTCGTCGAACGTGCCGCCAAACTACTTCATCAAGTTCGGCGGCTCGACGTCGGCACCGACTGGTACCGGCATCCTAGTCGGCAACACGTTCCGCATCCTGTCGATCCCGAGCACGACGGCGATCACGATCTACAGCACGCTGTCGGCGCTGACGGTCACGTCGCTGACGGGCATCGCGGTGTTCTTCCCGTGGCTCATCGCGCAGCCGCTCTCTGGCTTCACGGGTGGCCCGACGCAGACGATCGCGACGGTCGTCACGCCGCAGCCGCCGCCGCTCGTGCAGGCCGCGAACGTGCAGTGTGTTCTTGGCGCGAACTGCGTCATCAACTACTACCCGGCGATGAACAACTACATGCTCGATGGCGTCATCACTCCGCTACTCGCGGGTGGCACGACGCCGACCACTGCGCCGCAGGCGCGCGCAGCGGCTGCAGCGAGCACGTCGTTCCAGGGCTGGCTCGACCCGTACAACTACGCGATCGAGGCGTCGGGCACGACGTCGACGAGTTACTTCAGCGTCATCACCTGATCGAGAGGGGGCCGTGATGATTGATCTTTCGGATCACGTGCGGATCACGAACGGGACGAACCGTCTGATCCGCGGTCGCTTCGACGGGGTGGACTACGAATTCCCGCCGAAGAAGGCAGTTGACGTACACGTCAACGTGGCGAGGCATGTGTTCGGTTTCGACATGGAAGACAAGTCCTTCGCGATGGCGAGGCTTGGCTGGATGACCAGCAGCGACCAGTTGGAAGCCGCGTACGCGGAGCTCGCCAAGATCAAGTTCGATGCGGTGCCGAACATCCCCGGGTCCGACTACGAGGACGAGGATGAGGACGAGGCACCGACGAGCCAGGATCGCGCGCCGCGGGCGTCCAAGGCGCGGACAGTATCGGCATCAGAGTTGGCCCCCTCTTCTCTGCCGGTGGGGAGTTCGGTCGGCAAGGGTCACAGCTTGCCGGCCGGCAAACCCCCGCAGCAGGAGGACGATGGCAGGTTGTGAGGAGGATTAGGTGGGTGCGCTCAATAGTTACCTGACGGACACTCGCCAACTCCTGCACGATCCGACCAATCAGTTCTGGTCCGACCAGGAACTGACGGGCTACATCAACAAGGCGCGGCGCCGGGTCTGCCAGGACTCCAAGTGCCTGCGTCAGTACGTGACCAACATCACCCTGCAGATGGGGCAGGAGTCGTACGTCATTCAGACGATCGACCCTGTTCTGGGTCCGTACATCATCGACATCATGAACATCAACGTGTACCTGCAGAACACGAGGTACCCGCTGATCTATTTCTCCCTGACCGAGTTCAACGCCAAGCTCCGCTACTGGAACAACCTCCAGCAACAGCCCGCGGCGTACACGCGCGTTGGGGCGACGACCATCCTGATCGGTCCTATCCCGAACCAGAACTACACGTCCGACTGGGACTGCGCGATGAACCCGCCCGACCTAGTGTCGGACTCGCAGGCCGAGACCATCCCCGTGCCGTTCACCGAGAACGTCATGTACTGGGCCTCGTACTTGGCGAAGTTCAAGGAACAGTCTATGGCCGAGGCGGCCATGTTCAAGGCCGAGTACCGCACCCAGATGCTCATGACTGCCCGTGCGTGGCAGACCCGCATCATCCCGAGCGTCTACGCATAAGGCGCTCGCTTGGCTACTACCAAAGCAGAGCAGCAGCCAAAAGAGGTTGAGCGTCGCAACAAGACGTTCCGCCAGTGGAAGGGCGTGTTCACGCAGGCATCGCGCGTGTCGTGCCCGGAGGACCACTGGTACGAGCTCATCAACCTGATCCCGATCGGCGATGCGAACCTGCACACGGTCCCGAACGTGTCGGGAGTCCTGGTTGACTATGCGACGGACGAGATCTACTGGGCGCAGTTCGCAACCCTCAACTACGTCGATTACATGTTCCTGTTCTCGACGGCAGGGAACATCTACCAGTACGACATCGTGGCGGGGGTCTCGACTCTCATCAACTCCGGCTCCCCGCTGTCGGGCTCCGGCAGCCGGATGGACCAGTGGAAGAACTCCGCGGTCCTGTTCATAGACTCAAGCGGGTACTACGCATGGGACGGGACGAGTTTCGTGCTGATCTCTGGTCCCGGAGTGCCGTCTTACGGAACAGACATCGCCGTCTACCAGGGGCGTGTCTGGATAGCTCAGGAACGTGTAATCACGCTGTCGGGACCCGACGATTACACCGCAGCGTCGTTCCTGCCGGTCAACGGAGCCGCGACGGTAAACCTCACTGACCCGCAGTTGCGCGGCTCGGTGGTGCGGATGGTGAGCGCGAACGGCTACCTCTACATCGGTGGCCGTTCGTCGTGGAACATCATCTCGGATGTGTACATCCCGACCAACGCGACGACCGGAGCGTCGGCAGTTCCTCCGACTCCCGTGTTCAGCAACACGAACATCCAGTCAAACGTCGGCTGCGACCAGCCGGCGTCGATTTTCCTGTACGGCAGAGACGTGCTGTTCGCGAACCGCTATGGCGCTCAGGTTATGGGCGGCGTCGATGTGCAGCGACTGTCTCAGGACATCGACGGGACGTGGCAGTACATCGACTTCAGCCAGCAGATCTCCGGTGGCTGCGCGGTCGTGCAGAATATCCTGTGCGCGTGCTTCCTCGTCATCCGTGGGCACAGCCCGGACGACATAGAAGTCAGCGGGCAGGAAGACCTTGACGAAGGGCCTAGCCTCGCGTGTTTCTTCAATGGCCGTTGGTTTTTCGTCAACTACGGCAACCTGACGTTCATCGCTCAGGGGATGGTCAACAACGCCCCGGCTCTGTTCGGGCTGATAGACAACAAGCTGTACCAGTTGTTCGCCGACCGGACGACATCTCCCGCAAGCCAGTGGTCCACCCCGTTGTGGGGCATGGAGGACTCGCTTGCCGACAAGCAGGTGATCCGCGCGGGATTCGAGCTTGTGGTGTCGTCCATCAGCGGCACGTTCGTCGCGAGCGTTGACACGCCGAACAGCAAGTCGTCGTTCTCCAACGCCCCGAACATCTCGTCGGTACAATGGACCAATGCCGGTGGCGGCATCGTCACATGGGTCAACAGCGGCAACAACGCGGTGTCGTGGTACAGCGGTCAGTATCTGTTTTTCTCGAGCAGCACCCCGTCGGCGTATGGAAAATACGTCGGCTTGTCCGGATACTCTAGCGGCGCGGTCTACCAGCTCAGTTCCGTCTTCATGGACTACAAACTCAAGGCAAGGTACTAACTCATGGCCGGATCAATCACCCCCACCAACCAGTTTGCGGCACAGGCTGGCCCGATCCCGCTGTCGCAGTTGGATGCCAACTTCAGTCAGGACGCTCAGGCGCTCAACTCACTTGGGACGTTCACCAACTACTACCAGGACACCGGAACGGTCAATACGTGGATCGTCACGGTGCCGGCACCGCAGCTCTTTTCCTACGGTGCCGGCGTCGGCCTTCAGGTCAAGGTTGCCAACACCGTCACCGGGGCCGTGACGCTAAACGTCAATGGACTTGGCGCCAAGGCTGTGACCAACCCCGATGCGACTGCGGTCACATCCGGACAGGTTGTCGTCGGAGCGGTGGTGGACCTCATCTACGACGGTACGCAGTTCCAGTTGAAGGGCGGCACTCAGGGCGGCATAAATACCGTTCCCAACAGCCGCACCATCTCGACTACGGCGCCGCTTACCGGCGGCGGTGCGCTGAGTTCAAACCTGACGCTTGCCGTCAACACGTTCGGCCCGTCGCAGGCCGGCGTTGTGCCTCAGTCCGGTGGCGGGCAGGCGACGTTCCTGAGAGCTGATGGGCAGTGGCAAAACGTCCTGAATAGTCAGTTGCAGGCAGCCGGGTTCTATGCAACCACAACCGGCGGTACTGGATTTATTGCAGCACTTCAGACTGCGGCTGTAGCGCTGCAAGTTCAGTCCTCGAGTGCCACGAGAACTCAAGTTATTAATGTCGCCCAGAACGGTCAGAATCAGATTCAGTTGTACCAGCCGGCGAGCAGCAACGACCTGAGGTTCTTCAATACACAAAGCAGTCTGGACACGTTCATCGTAGGCGGTGCCGGAAACATCGTGTGTCCCGGAGCTACATCCGGCGACACTCTCACTGTCGGCCCATCCGCAACGACTGGCGCCCTGATCGCAACGAACGCGGCGCTGACCAACAACGCAGGCGCAAGCGCCGGGACGCTGACGAACGCTCCGTCAGTCGGAAACCCGACGAAGTGGATCAAGATCAACGACAACGGCACGATCAGGAGCATCCCCGCATGGTGATGGAGACCAAACAGTTCACGGTCGTTTTCAAAAGCCTTGATGAAGTGAACCTCGTGTTCCTCGCCTTGGGGGAGTTGCCCGCGAAACAGTCGTACAACCTGATCTCAGAAATTCACGAGCAGATCAACAAGCAACTGAAGGATGCAGGTGACAACGGCACCAGTCCGTAGCGGCACCCTCAGGGACGGGTGGAAGGAAGGCGACGAGCGATCCAAGTCGGATTGGATGCTCCGGCACGCGACCGTGCATCAGACTCTTGCGCGACAGGCCGCAAACTTTCCGGGTGGGCTTACGACGACGGTATCGTCGCTGCCTACGGTTACGGTTCCTACGCGGGCATTCGTGACGGACTCGACCGTGGCGATGTCCGGGAACTTCGGCGCAATAGTCGCTGGCGGCGGGGCGAACACAGTGCCGGTAATTTGGGACGGCGCCAACTGGCGGATCGGCTGATGTCTGCCAGCGCTCAATCACTGCTGAACCCGATGCCGTCTGGCGTGCAGACGATCGACCCGATTTATCAGCAGTGGGGAAATAGCCTGACGCCTGCACAGCAGGCGATGCTGCAACAGCTACTCTCGATGCCGAGTGCGCCAGTCAATCCCAACAACCCCTACGGTGGTGAAGGTAGAGGGCAAGGCACGGTTGGCAATCAGACCCCACAAGAGATGCAGTTGTGGCAGACGTTCGCCGGAAGTCTGACGCCTGACCAGAAGGAGTTGATGTCTGGTATCGACCCGAACGCTGGTGCTCTAGGCAACATCAAGGGATTCGTCACCAACGCCCTTCAGTCGGGTGTCGATCTCACCAAGGGGATCATCTCTCACCCGCAGCAGACCATCTTCGGCGGCACGCCGCTCGGTACGAAGATCGAGAACGCAGTTACTGGGAGCAACCTGTCCCCTCTGATCGGACAGCTTGGAGGCCCTACAGCGCAACAGTGGCAGCAAGTCCAGTCAGAGACCGGCTACAAGACCGGCGGCAATGTTCTGGCCGGTCAGGTCGCCGACATCATCGCGGGTGGTTACGCCTCGATGGGGTTGGCCGGGGCATTAGGCGCCACCCCCATTGATCCTGCAACCGACGTGGCTCCCGTCACCGATGCGAGCCTCGCGTACGATCCGAGCACGCTGCTCGCATCGAACACCGCAACCGGAATCGCGGACACAGGAACTGCTGGCGGATTGCCTGCCGAGACCTTCAATGTCGGGTTGCCCGACCTTTCGGGTATGGCTACGCCTGCTCAACTTCCTGGTCCATCAGTCCTGTCCCAGATTTCCTCGTACACCCCAAAGAACCTGATCTCCAACCAGTTGCAGGAGGCCGGGCTCAACCCAGTTGTATCCAACGCTGTTGGCGGCGCGGTTCAGGGTGCTGGTACGTCGGTTCTGCGCGGCGGGAACCCTGTGACTGGGGCTATCAGCGGAGGCGTCGGCGGTGCGTGGGGCGGAACTGATGGCATCGGCGCAGGAGTCTCCGACTCTGTAGGCGGCGGCGTTCTCGGCAGCACTGTCTCAGGCGCAGCCGGCGGAGCTCTTGGGTCTGTCCTGTCAGGCAAGGACCCGCTGACGGGTGCTATAACGGGCGGCGTGACTGGTGGCGTCACTGACGCGACCGGCAGTTCGCTGGTAGGGAATCTGGCAGGCAAGGCAACAGGCATCGGACTCGCGTCCAGCGGCACAACGACGGCAGGTGGGAAAATGGCAGATCCTCTTCAGCCCATGAGCGGGGTGCCTGGAAGCGCGGCGCCAGCCACGATCCCATCCGCCAGCCCGCCTACCTCGACGGCGACGATGGGGCTACCGGGGACCGGCATCCCGAACGGACCCGCGGCGATCACGCCTGCCGGACTCATCAACGGCACTGGGCTCGGCGGCGCCTCCCCGGCCACCCAGACTCCCAGCCTACCCGACCCGGGGGCTTCGACCACAGCCGGCGCGGTTCCGACAGACCCGGGCTCCAGTCTCCTGAGCGACATCGGGACCGGGATCAGCACGATCGGCAGCACCCTTCTTGGCGGGAACAGCGTAACCAGCATGGCGCCGTACCTCGCCATAGGCGCTCTGGGGTTCGCCCAGGCCGATCAGGCGAAGAAGGACGCCCAAGCACAGTCCGACAAGGTTGCGGCCCTTGGCACGCCTTATACGCAGGCAGGGACGCAGATGCTGGACCAGTACAAGTCCGGCACTCTGACCCCGGCGCAGCAGAAGGTGGTCGATACTGCGGTGCAGCAGGGCAACACCATCCTTGCGAGTGATCCTCAGTTGCAGGCGATCTACACGCAGGCATTCGGTGACTACCAGAGCGGAACGCTGCGCCCTGCCGACCAGCTCGCGCTCGACCAGAAGGTCGCCGCCCAGAAGGCTCAGGTCCGACAGTCGCTCTCGAGCATGGGCATCACCGACTCGACCATCCTGGCCGCGCAGGACCAGCAGATCGACAATCAGGCGATCATGACGAAGCAGCAGTTGCTGGACGCGCAGTTCGCGACCGGCAACCAGGCGTTCTCGACGTGGCTCAAGACCACCGAGGACGGGATGAACATGATCCAGCAGGGTCAGATGTTCGCCGTAACCTCGTTGCAGCAGACGTTCAACAACGCGCTGAATGCCGGGCAGACGGGGATGAACCCGGTGATCCAGTCGGTGCAGATGGAGATTGCTGCTGACGCGCAGTTGGGGACGGCGGTGAGCGACCTCCTTGGCAATCTCGCCAAGGCGTACGCCTACACCTCTTACCAGC